CCCCGTTTCAAGCGATTGCGACGGAATAGCGCATAAACACCCCCGCTCGCTCCATAAGCGCCAGAATGGCGCCGAAGGAGCTCTGCCCAACCATCATCCTGGGTTTTGACCTTTTTAGGGGCCGAAATCCAGCCATGAACTTCCTGAATATGGAGAGAGTTAAATCTCCTCTTTCGGGAAGCGTTGTTCAGGGTCCTTGCAGGAGCTAGATCTGCGTAATACGCCGGTCCAGATGAAGTAGTGATATAGGCACCATTAGGCGCCTTCATCACTTTGTCAGTATACGGTATAAAGCCGTATAAGGCCTTCATATGTCCCTCCACGTATCTGCAGACCCGGAAGTTACTGAGACCAGCCATGGCGTTGCGAAACGCCACGTAGGAGCAGTAGGCTTCAGGTGTTCTACGGTTGTGACACCACACTGTTCGAAGGCGAACAGGTGTGACATTAACGCCTTTGTAGGCGTCAACACCACATGATTCTCTAAAGAATCCATGTGTGCAACACTTGCTCTGATTGAACTTAAGTCCAAAAAGAGGTAAGAGTTGTAACACGTCGGAATAGTCTTCCCGACGCATAATGATGTCATCGCCGAAGATGTAGCACCTGCCTCTGAGTTTCCTCAGGGGCACACGGTGTTTCATCTGTAGGACACTGAGGATTAACGCGTAAAAACAAAGGGCCTCTATCGGGAAGCATAATCTGCTTCCCATTGGGGCGAATTTGTTGAGACGGATTGTCCTCCCATCAGGTAGGCGAGTACTAGAACTCCGTGTTGCTTCGAGTAATCGAAGCACGTTAGGAACTCTATCGAATAAGCTCCGGACTAAGTCCAGGCTCACCCGATCACTCGCGTCCTTCATGTCCAGTGTTACCCATCTACCATCCTTAGACCCAGCAAGGGCAAGGTTCCCGTTAATCGTCTGATCTGTGAAATTCACAAATCCTGCGGTTAGGTTGTGTCGGTTTATCGCCGACTCAACTACGGGTCCCAAGCCTTGCTGGATCCATTGGATCTCGAGGGGTTCACAAGAGATCAACCGAGGTCCTCTTGAATCTTTAGGGACGAGAACTACTTTGGCAGTAGCCTCGTCAATAGTTTCAAGAAGATCGAACTGATCACAGGTATCGGCAACATGTGAGAGAGAGAAGCAAAAGTATTCCGTAAAGGGATACTCCCGCTCCAAACCAGGATAGATGCGCTTAAAGCGCGTTTTCTCCAAGGTATTCTCTCCAGTTGCAACTGAACCTGGACCATGGCGTGGATTGATATCACGCCCATCAAAAACACCAAAGACTCGAGAGACAAGCTCTCGGGCTTTCGGAATAATTTGATGGTTCCAGCAGGCATCCGCGTAAAGCGGAAGCT